ACTAGGCAGTGCAAATGAACTGCTAATTGTAGGTTCTGATGGAACCAGTATTATAAGTGACAGTACACTTAGCATTGATACAGGTAGTAATTATATTGGTATTAACCAATCCTCGCCTGAAGTAACACTACATATGACAGGCGAAGGTGCTCAAACAGCACAGATTCGCATGGAGCAGTACAATGATAGTGCTGACGCTCCAGATTTAAGAACAAGAAGATACAGAGGCACAATTGCCTCACCGAGTGCTGTACAATCAGGTGATTATCTATATAGAAGTAACCACGAATATTGGAATGGTTCAGCTCTTATTGTCGGTGGTACTTTTGCTTTTGACAACACTAACAATGCTAATAGAACACAGTTTGCTGTTTCAGTTACTACAGATGGTACATCAGCAGACGCTAACACACCAAGCAAAGTACAGTTTAAGATTGATGGTAATGACAGTGGTGCTATCACATTCAACAACGCATATAAGTTTCCAACTAGTGATGGTAGTGCTAATCAAGTACTACAAACAGATGGCAGTGGTGCATTAAGTTTTGCTAGTATTAGTTCTACTATTAATCTAGCAGGAGATAGTGGCACAGACGCATATACCACAGGAAGCACTCTTACATTTAGTGGAACTGCTAACGAAATTACAACAGCAGTTACAGACGATACTGTAACTATCAGTCTACCGGATAATGTTACTATAGGACAAGATCTTACTGTAACAGGTAACTTGACTGTAAGTGGCACAACTACAACTATTAGTACTACAAACAGTGTAGTAAGTGACAGTTTGATAGAACTAAACACAGGTGCGGCAAGCAATGCCAATGATCTAGGTATTGTTATGGAACGTGGTAGTACCGGTGATAATGCTGCTATTATATGGGACGAAAGTGCAGATAAATTTGTAGTTGGCACCACTACTGCTACAGGTGCAAGCACCGGTGACTTAACTGTCACTACTGGTACACTAGTGGCTAACATTGAAGGTAACGTAACAGGTAACATTACTGGTGATGTAACTGGTAATGCTGATACTGCCACTGCACTTGCTACTGCAAGAAACATTGCTGGTCAAAGTTTTGATGGTACTGGCGATATTACAATAGCAAGTACAGACCTTAGTGATACATCAAATCTTGTACGTAATAATCAGAACAATACAATCACTAGTACTACTGCAGGCAGTAGTGCGGCTCCAGAGTTTGAACTATTTAGAGATATTACAGGTGCAGATGCAAACTATATTGGTCAGATAAAGTTCAGTGCAGACAATGATGCAGATCAAAAGACTGTGTTTGCTAAAATTACTGGTAAGATTGGTGACGCTAGTGATGGCACAGAAGATGGTATTATTGAAATAGCACACATAAAAGCCGGATCGCAAAATATAAATGTTCGTATGACAAGTACAGAATTTAAAATTCTAAACGGTACTGACTTTGATATTGAAACACATGATGGTAGTAGTGCAGGTTTAAGATTAAACAATACATTGGTAACTGCCACTGCCGCAGAACTAAACATACTTGACGGAGTGACTGCAACTGCAAGTGAACTTAATATAATTGACGGTGACACTAGTGCAACTAGTACAACACTTGCTGATGCCGATAGAGTTGTTGTAAATGACGCAGGTACTATGAAACAGGTTGCACTTACAGATTTTGAAACTTATTTTGAAACTGCACTAGACACATTGAGCAATGTTACCAGTGTTGGTACACTAAATGGACTAGCAGTAGCAAGTACACAAACAATTAGTTTAGGATCTAATAGAGTACAAAATGTTGCTGATCCTGTAGGAAACCAAGATGCGGCGACTAAAGCATATGTAGATGCAAACGCTGGGTCAGGAGGCGGATCAAGTGGATTTACTGCAAGTACAACTACTACTGCACCAGGTAGTGATGGTGATTTTGATTTAAGTTTTAACGTAGCACAAGATACACAGGAAACACCTTTTGAATCAGGAGGCAGTGATGCTTTTGGTGTTTCTTTAGGTGAAGTATATGATCAAATGGAACCAGTAGGAAGCACAAGTTCAGTTGATTTAGGCGTACTGACATAATAAATATAGCAAAGGATTAAAAAATGCCAACACAGTTACAATTTAGAAGAGGTACAACCGCCCAGAACAATGCATTTACAGGTGCGGCAGGTGAAATCAGTATTGATAGTACTATTGATACTGCTAGAGTACATGATGGCACAACTGCTGGTGGTTTTGAATTAACACAAAATACTGCAACGCAGACACTTACTAATAAAACATTAACTAGTGCAGTATTAAACACAGGTGTTTCAGGAACGGCAGTTTTAGACGAAGATGATATGTCTTCTGACAGTGCAACTCAACTTGCAACTCAACAATCTATTAAAGCATATGTTGATTCTCAAGTGACTGCACAGGACTTAGATGTTACTTCAGATAGTGGTACGATTGCTATTGATCTTGATAGTGAAACGCTTACGATTGCAGGCGGAACTGGAATAGATTCAAGTGCAACAAGCAACACTGTAACTCTTGCTATTGATAGCACAGTTACTACACTAACAGGCACACAAACACTTACAAATAAAACATTAACTAGCCCAACTATTAATAGTGCAACTATTGCTATGGGTACTAATAAGATTACAGGTATGGGTGATCCAACAAGTGCTCAAGATGCAGCTACAAAGGCATATGTTGATGGCGAGTTATCTAGTCTAAGTTCAAATAGTTTATCTGAAGGTAACACAACTTGGGTAATTGCAGATAGTGGCACAGGTACTATAACTGCAACAGTAGATGGAACAACACACAGCACTTTTGCCGCCGCAGGTATTACACTTTCTCAAGGTGCATTTGTTGGTGATGTTACAGGTGATGTTACAGGTGATGTTACAGGAAATGCCGATACCGCAACTGCATTGGCAACTGGTAGAACAATTAGTCTTACAGGTGATGTAACTGGAACAAGTGGTTCATTTGATGGAAGTGGCAATGTAAGTATATCAGCCACTATTGCTGCAAACAGTATTGCACTAGGTACAGATACTACAGGCAACTATGTTGGCACAATTACTGGCGGTACTGGTATAGCATCAAGCGGTGCAACATCAGGAGAAGGTATTTCTCACACACTTTCAGTTGACCTAAGTGAACTAACTGATATGACTGCTACAATGACAGGTACTGACGAATTTATAGTACTAGATGCAGGTGCTGATAGACGTAAGGCGGCAAACGAAATTGGATTAAGCATTTTTAGTAATGACGCAGGCTTTACTACTAACACAGGTGATATTACTGGTGTAACTGCTGGTACTGGATTAAGTGGCGGTGGATCAAGTGGGTCTGTTACACTGAATGTGGATTTATCAGAACTTACCGACATGACTGCTGCGATGACAGGCACTGATGAGTTTATAGTACTGGATGCAAGTGCAGATAGACGTAAAGCTGCAAACGAAATTGGATTGAGTATCTTTAACAACGATTCTGGTTTTACTACAAACACTGGCGATATTACAAATGTTAGTGTAAGTGGAACAGGATTATCGGGCGGCGGTTCAAGTGGCAGTGTTACAATTACAAGTAATGCCACAAATTCAAATACAGGTAGTACTATTGTTGCTCGTGATGGCAGTGGAAATTTTAGTGCTGGTACAGTTACGGCTACATTGAGTGGTACGGCTACTAATGCAACAAATTTTAATGTTGCAGCTGATAATAGCACAAACGCTACACATTATATAATTTTTACAGGTGGTACCAGTGGAAACCAGCGTCCAAATAGTGATACTGGACTAACATATAATCCAAGTAGTAATACATTAAGTACAACAAACTTTTCAGGTACTGCAACTTCTGCAAAATATGCTGACTTGGCAGAAAAATATACCAGTGATGCAGACTATGATGCTGGTACTGTCTTAGTTTTTGGCGGCGAGGAAGAAGTTACAATCTGCACAAACAAGTATGATAAACGTATTGCTGGTATTGTAAGTACTGATCCTGCATATTTAATGAACAGTGAAGGTCAAGGTGCTACTGTGGCACTACTAGGACGTGTTCCGTGTAAAGTTATTGGTGAAATACGCAAAGGTGATTTAATGGTTGCTAGTGATACACCTGGACATGCAATGGCATGGCGTGATGAAAGTAATCCTTATATTGGTAGTGTAATAGGCAAAGCATTAGAAAATAAAACAGGTGCAGGTACAGACGTAATAGAAGTTGTTGTAGGCAGAATATAATGCCTGCAGGTAAATTTTATACTGCAGATTACACTGGTGAAACAGTATCTCATAATGTAAGTTGGAAAAACAGAAACGATCCAAATAGTATGATTTGGGTTGAAAAAACTGTTATCAATGATACACATAATGGTATTGCTCATGTCATAGGAAATAGCACTAGTAGACAAGGTTTTGATCTTAATTTACTAACGGGACAAACTGGTGGCGAGTATGGAGCTCAAAGTGTAGGACAAACATATGGTTGCAACCTATTATACAAAGATTTTTCACCAACGTTTTTAATATGTATTAACAAAAAAATATGTGCTGATATTGCACTATCCGAATATACAAAAGATAATATAGTTTACAGTAACGTAAAAAATATAATACAACACCAAGGTCATTTTTATCTGTATCCTCAATTGTTCACAGGAAACACAGGAAGTTTGGCACTAAGATTAGCGTGTGCTGACGGGCATAAGAAAATATATATGATAGGAATGACAACATATAATACGCCTGAAGATAATATATATTTTGAAACGCATGATGCTTATGGTGCAGTTAATACGGAAGGTGCAAACAGCAAATTTATATCTGATTGCACAAAAATATTTTTAACATACAATGATGTGGAATTTTTTTACGTTGCTAAAGATGCTGGACTTATGCCGGAAGAATATAACTGGTGTCCTAATGTTAAAGAAATAACATATAACCAGTATTACAGTTTTGCAAGTTTAGGTGCAATTGCACGGTAACTTATAAGTTACACATTGTATCTTCTATTGTTTTAATTTTGCTTATAATTTCATCTACTTGAAATGTTGTAAAAACACCAGGATGAAGTGGCTTCGGCCAACTATCTAGTTTGCTCCAAGCATATCCTTTATGTTCTTCATTTAATTTAGGAACAAATTCTTCTTCTATTAGACAAACATATGTAGTATATGTAAAATTATTTTTACTGTTTGTAAATTTTTCCACAGGAATAGTTTTAAGCACTAGTGGCATAAACCCTATTTCCTCTACTATTTCACGTTGCAGTGCAGTGAATTCAGTTTCATTCTTTTCAACTTTCCCACCAACAAATGCCCAGGTGCTATCATACCTAGCACCACTACGTAGTACAAACAAGTATCTACTAGTTTTTTTACTTAAAAAAAGTGCGCCTACACTTTGATTAATTTGTTTATTTTGCTGACTCATTTAAACTATCGATTACACTATAGATATTTGGCTCTTCACCATACGGATTATACAGACACTTATATTTTCTAGGGCAATTTTTTTCTATTGCCATTTCATAAGTTCTATTCTGTCCTTGATATATACAAACTTCGTCACCGTTTTTTGCTCTTATTCTTTTTTTCAGCATACAAGTGACCATTTTAGGTTTTTTTGTTATTCCTTGATTAAATTTCTGACTACGTGAATATTCGTTCTTTTTCCCGTATATTTTTTTATCGCCTTTAGGCTGATACATTTTACCACCTGCATCTATTGTAGTAGGATTAAAAATAAGAAATACAGATATTATAATACTATAGACCAATCGCCTGCCTTATATTCGCCTTCATAAGACTTTATCCACTCTGTTCCAGTCCATTTATATTGTAAATTTGTAGTAGTGTTAGTTACATAATGTATACCTTCTTCGGCGCTGCTATTAAAAGCAATTTGCCAAACTGTTCCATTATACTCAATTATATCGTTTGCACTTGCTACCAAATCTCCCCAAGCATCAGGGCCATCTGTGTTAGAGCTGTCACCAATTGCATTAAGTATAAGATATCTTTGACCAATTGCAGCAGTTGCTAATCCTGCATCAGGTCCACTTTTAAGAGGATTTATTATTTTTGTTATAGCAGGCAAGTCGTTTGTTGGAATAGTGTCGCTTTGTACTGTCCATAATAATTTGTGAGGATCACTAGGATGAAATGCAATAGTACCTACAATTTCAGCAGTGCCTCCGGTTTCTAAACGTAATTGACTTATGCCACTTTGTAATTCACCATATTGGTTTATAAGTGCAGCCCAACTTACGTCATCTGTACCTACCTTTGTTGGAGGATCATTTAACGGACTATAATCTACTTTATTTGTTGTTGTCTCATTCCTGTCTAAGATCTGTACAGTATTACCCAATAATATTATACCAAAGTTCATTGGTGTAAACTTTTGTCTTGTACCTAATAGTATCTCTCCATCAATTACACCGTCTGCTATGCCACCATTATCATCGTATATACTTGCAACAATTTTATTAATTACTCCTAATTTTTTTACTTTTGCAGGTGCACTTAAAAATATTGGTACTGTAAATTGTAGTGTGGCAATATCTATTTGATCATCAACCCCCTGTGGTATTGACCTACTACTAAACTGTGTACCACTAAGTTCTATGTAACTTAAACTTGTCCAATCTAAATAATTATCTGTACTTTGTATTTCTAATGCTGGATTAAAAAGTACTAATATTTGTTCTAACAATTGTAATTTTTGATTTGTATTACTTGTCCATATATCAACACTCATTTGTAATGTATAAGGAACAGGCATCATTCTTTCTATAGTAAATGCATTTCCTTGTTGTGTAGTATAACTATTTGTGTTAGCGTCAAACTTTCTCATACGTATGTGTTTTTTGTCTACAAAAGTTGGATCCTGTCTGCGTTCTGGATTATACTCTAAACCTGTAATGTAGCAACTTATCATAGGTGTAGGTAATATTTTATTTTCACTGTTTTCTCTTACAATTGAACTTACCATACGTGTCGCATCACCATACTTTACAGGTACAGTTTGTAATGTGGTAAGTCCATCTCGGTCTTTACCATATTCAACTTGAAAGTTACTGAAAGCACGAATAAACTGTAATAGAAATCTTCTTATTTGTTGATCGTAGAAAAATTGTTGTGGCATTAATCTTCTCTAGGTTTAAGTGCTTCACTTAATGACTGTCTACTATCTTGTACAGTATTATCATCTGCAATAAATGTACCAGTATTGTTTATAAAGGTATCTCTTTGTGTATTTCCTGTACCAGGGGTTAATGGACTACGCACATCATCTTCTATTTTTACCCAACGAGATCCATTATATCTAAATAGTCTATTTGGTAAAAAGTCTAATCTTAAAACAAAATCACCTTCTTGTGAGTCACTAGGAAAACTTGTACCCATTGTTACGTTTTCTCCATTAGGCGCAAGTCCATCACCTACTAAGTAACCGCTGTATGCATTTGTATTTTGTGGAGTAATTCTTCTTGCATCTGCACTTGCATCAGTATTATCTGCATTAAGTTGTGTATCATCTGCATTTACACCTTTTGGTTCTAGTGGTGTCCCATCAGGTCCTGTAGGTACTATATAATATTGGTCAGTTTTATATCCGCTTTCTGGAACCTCTGCTTCAGCAGCGGCTACAACTTTATTGGATATTTCTAATTCTTTATTGTAAGTACTTAGCAAATCACGTAGTGTATTTGTAGTTTCGTTTCCATCTTTATCTGTTTGTATTAGATTAAGTATATCATTATATTCTTGTGAATCTACTAATGGTGTGCATTTAATACGCCATAAATGACTCCACCATGTAGGACTAAACCCTTCACTAGGCCTTGTGCCTTCTTGTACTACATAGTACCGTTTAAGACTAAGTTCTACACTTTCATCTAATGCACTATAATCAGTTAAATGAGGTAGTTCTATTACATCACCTGGCATAAGTTTACGCCCTATATTATTAACCATATCGTTTTCATGCAATGTAATAAACAGTGTGTCGTTTGCTAAAAATAATCCAAACTGGCTTAAATCAAAATCTGTATCTGTAACACTGTATATACCTCTGAGACTATAAATGTCTTGATCGTATTTTCTATCTCTATTTTCTAAAAATAAAAAATCCTGTATACCCAGTGGATCAGGTTCTACATAGTTTGGTTGGCTAGGATCATCACTTTGTCCTTGACTTTGTATGCCAAGGTACTTGTGTACATTTAATCCTGTACCACCAACAGTAAACATTTCCTTAATTCTTCTATCAAAGAATCTATAATCATTGGTGTGAGCACCGTCTTTCCATAGTGATATTCGTGGCATGTTTTTTCCTTACGTACTATTTATCGTATTAAATAAACGTATGAAACTTGATTTACATGGACTTCCTATACATAGTGCATGGAGTGTATTTAATAGTAAAATACAAGATGCTTACTATGAGAAATTGAAATATGTAGTTGTTGTTACTGGACAAGGTGCTATAATGAAAGAATTTCCTATATGGGTTAGTAATCATCCACACACAAAATCATGCAGTAGAACTCCACACAATCCTGGAAGTTTCAAAGTTTTTCTTATAAAATAGGTTGACACTTCTCTAAACTATGTTATATTAATTATATAGTTAGAAAAGAGAAGAGGACCAATTATGCAAACAATCTACAATTTACCCAAATTATACAAAAGAGATACTACTGGAAAAGTACGTGAGTGGACTATGCAGTATGGTTGGAACTTAGATGAAACACAAGCAGGTACAAGAACTATCTCAGGTTTGCAGGATGGTAAAAAAGTTACAAGTGAATGGTATATTACTGAAGCAAAAAATGTAGGCAGAGCAAACAGTACTACAAATATTACACAAGCAAAAGCAGAAGCACAAGCAGAATGGGATAAAAGAGTAGAAAAAGAGTATTTTGAGGATATTAATGAAATTGATTCTTATACTGCTTTTAAGCCAATGTTAGCACATGATTTTACAAAGACTCCTGTAGAAAGTGGCTATACACAACCTAAACTAGATGGTATTAGAATGGTTGTAAACAGTAGAGGACTTTACAGTAGAAGCAATAAAAAGATTGTTGCAGTTCCACATATTGCAGAGCAATTAAAAGATTTTATCAAACAGTTTCCTACAGTTACATTAGACGGGGAACTTTACAATCATGAACTTAAAGATAACTTTCAAAAGATTACAAGTTTAGTAAGAAAAACAGTAAACTTAGGCGCAGATGAATTAGCAGAAAGTGCTGAATTAGTACAGTATCATGTTTATGATATGTTTGATAGTGCAAATCCAGATATGACTTTTACACAAAGAGCAAAGTGGATAAGTGAAAATGTTTCAGGTAATAACATAGTTTTAGTAAAATATGACGAAGCAAATACATCAGCAGATATAGACAAATTGTATGGTGAATATACAACTGCTGGATATGAAGGTCAGATGATTAGGCAGGATACTGCTTATGAATTTAAGAGAACTAAAAACTTGCTAAAGAGAAAAGAGTTCATCACAGAAGAATATAAAGTTGTAGAAATACAAGAAGGTAATGGTAATTGGGCAGGGTATGCAAAAAGATTTATACTTGAACTTGCAGACGGTACACAATTTAGTAGTGGAGTTAGAGGTTCACAAGACAAACTTGCACAGTTACTAAATGATAAAGATACTATTAATTGGGCAACATGTAGATACTTTGAACTAAGTAATGACGGCGTTCCTAGATTTCCTGTTGTTATTGATTATGGATCAGGCGAAAGGGACGACTAATGGCACATACATCAGAACTAATGGAAACCCGAGGACATCATTTAGTAGGTGTACAATGGCCTGTAATTGGTAGTAAAGGTGATGAGTACATTGTTACTATGTATGATAGAGGTTGGGAATGTACCTGTCCTGCATGGCGTAAATGTAAACATATAAAAGGTGTTGAGCAAGGTTTAGTAAATGATAAAGGAGAATGACATGTTTAATCCTGATGTAATGAAAGAAACTAAATTTCCCAAAGGAATGTCTGCAAATTATGAATTTGACAATTATATATTAAGTATAGTCAAAAATGAAATATCATATGGAAACGATAAAGGATTGTATGAGATAAGTGTATTTGATGCAGGAAATCAGATTGAATTGCCTGGTATCACTGACAAAGGTGACACTGTAAGAGGTTGGTTGACAAAAGACGATGTTAATAGTATTATGAAGAAACTAACAATCATTACAGGCACAAATGCAAAACTTTTATGAGGGAATAATGAACGACATACTACAGGACATACAAGAATTAGAAGGCACAATAACTAGTTTAAAAAATGTAAATAACAAGCCTGAAGTTATATCTGCAATTAGAAAAATTGATGATATAATTGATCGCAAAAGAGAAGAGTTTAACAGGTTAGAAGAGCAAATACAAAAGGAATACTTTAATGGCTAGTATTACTGCACTAAAAGGTAAAAAATTATCTAAAAAGAAAACTATAACACGTAGGAAAACTACAGGTGCAAAGGCGGCACCTTTGGATGATTACAAAAAACATACAGACTATTTCCATTTCAATGTAGATTCTAAAGAATGTGTTACAATAGTCAAGGCACACATAAAGAAAGTTTATGATAAAGAACGAGTTAGGATAATTCTTAAAAATAAAGAAACTATGTTTGCTAAACAATTTGTAGCATCTTATTGCCACTGGGTAGCAGAAGGCAAAGATGCCCCAGAAGATAGTGTAAATTGGATGACAGGATACTTTGATCAACTTTATAATAAAGGGCTATCTATTGTAGAAGAAGTAAAAGCAGAAGAGGCTAAAACACCTAAAAACGTTTATGTGCCTAGTATACAAGAACGTATAAAAGAAGCAAGTAGCAACATTATTGCAGAAATAGATGAACAAGTAGATAAATTTATTGAAGACCCTAAATCATTTAAAAAATTTGATAGTGTAAAATTCTTTAGAGCAATGCAAGTTAACCAAGCACATGCAAGACATATTCGTAGTTACTATGAAGGAATATTAGGTGAATATCTGATGTTGCAAAAACCTGTTAGTGAACAAGACGAACAACTTAGAGAAGGTTACTCACATCTAGATAAAGTAGATGTTAAAAAAGCAGTAGATCTGTTTCAGGGTATTGTGGGTGCATGTGATTTAATTACTGCAGAAAGCAAAGCAAATAGAAAAACAAGGTCACCTAAACCTAAGAGTGCAGAAAAATTAGTTGCAAAAATGAAATACTGTAAGTCAGACGAAAAGTACAAAGTTGCTAGTATAAATCCTGCTGATATTATAGGGTGTAATGAACTGTGGGTCTTTAACACAAAGACAAGAAAAATAGGCAAGTACATTGCAGAAGAACACCAAACTCTACAAGTTAAAGGTACAACATTGCAATTCTTTAATGAAAAAGAGAGTATAGCAAAAACACTACGTAAGCCTGAACAACAACTTGCAGAATTTAATAAAAGTGGTAAAGTACAATTACGTAAATTTTTACCAAATATAAAAGGTGTTGAGACTAAACTTAATGGTAGGATTAACAATGATACAGTTATACTTAAGGCAGTCAATAATTAATAAATAGTGTATATACAAGGATACACTAATGGCGACACTAGCAAGTTTAAGAGCAGACACAATAGACTACATCCGTTTTCGTTTAGGCGACGGGATGGTAGATGTAGAACTTGATCCAGATCATTATGATAATGTAATAGACAAATCTATAAAACGTTTCAGACAACGTAGTCAAAATGCATATGAAAGTTCTTATGTATTTTTAAGTGTTGTCAAAGAACAACAAGAATATACATTACCTGATGAGATAGAGGAAGTACGTCAAGCATTTAGACGTAGTGTAGGAAGTGGCAGTAGTGATACTGGCACACAGTTTGAACCATTTGAGGCTGCATTCCAGAACACTTACTTGCTGCAAAGTGGTAGAATAGGTGGTATGGCTACATATGAAATGTACTATCAGTACCAAGAATTAAGTGCAAGGTTATTTGGCGGATTTATTAATTTCGAATTTAATCCTGTAACTAAAAAGATTACACTACTTCGTAAGTTTAGTGCAGACGGTGAACAAATTGTTCTTTGGACATATAACTTACGTCCAGAAAGTAGACTACTTGAAGATAGACATTCAGGTCCTTGGATACAAGACTATGCACTTGCACTAGCAAAATACACACTAGGTGAAGCACGTAGTAAGTTTAGTACTATTGCTGGACCTCAAGGTGGCACAAGTTTGAATGGTGATGCATTAAAAGCAGAAGCACAAGTTGAACTTGATAAATTGGATGAAGAACTACGTAATTATGTAGATGGTTCTGATCCACTTTCATTTATAATAGGTTAAAAATTGATTAAATGCCCATTGCCCTATATGCACCAGTTTATTGGTCAAAATTTCACGAAACCTTGTTGTAATTTTACAGAAAATAGCAACCTTACACCTACACAATACTGGAATAGTAAAGAACTAGCAACAGTACGCTCAGAACTTGAAAATGGAATATGGCCAAAAGGATGTAGTAATTGTAAACAACTTGAAGAAAATAATCAATTAAGTTTGCGACAACGCAGCTTACAAGAATATAAAATACCTGTTACTCCAAGTGTAGAATATGTAGATTTAAGGCTGAGTAATAAATGTAATTTTGCATGTAGAAGTTGCGAGCCTATTTTTAGTAGCAGAATTTCAAAAGAAAACAATAAACATAATTTAAAAGAATATTATGGATATTCTTTAAGTAAGAATTATATTGAGCATACAGAACAAATATCCCAAGATATAAAAAAAATAGTTCCCAAAGTAAAAAAGTTAATGTTTACTGGAGGAGAACCAACCTATATTCAGCAATTTTATGAGATTTTAGATACTTGTTCTGCAGAAACAAATTTATTAATTACAACGAATGCAAGTATGATAAATGATATCTTTTTAAATTGTATAAAAAAATTTAAAAACCTACATATTACTATTAGTATAGATGCAGTTGGACACCCTGCAGAATATATTAGGTATGGTACAAATTGGGATACAATAGATCAAAATATAAAAAAGATATTGTCACTAAAATGTAGTGTTATGTTTAACACTGTATTAAGTGCATATAGTGTGCCTCATATTGAAAGTTTAGTAGATTACATAATTGAAAATGAACAAGATGCTTATGGTGCAGACATGTATATATGTGATTTCCCACAACATTTACATCCGTGTATATTACCAAAAGAATTTCGTAAGCAGTTGACAGATAAAATAAATTGTAGTATTGTAAAGTTAAGTAATAGCAAAAGAGTTGACGATTATGATAATGCAATTAAAGTTTTAAAAACACTAGTAATTCAACTTAAGACAGATTATAGAGATAACATAAAGTTTAAGGCATTTACAGATAAACTTGATGTAATACGGAAACAGAAATATGATTATAGGAATATGTGGACTAATTGGTAGTGGCAAAGGCACAGTTGCAGACATACTTGTAGAACAAGGATACAAAAAAGTTAGTTTTGCAGATAAACTAAAAGATGGTGTTGCTACTGTATTTGGTTGGGATAGAGCTATGCTTGAAGGTGATACTGATGAAAGCAGAGCCTGGCGTGAACAACCTGATGAATTTTGGACTGCTGAAACAGGCAGAACAATTACTCCAAGAATAGTGCTACAAGAGTTTGGCACAGACTGTATGCGAGATGGTTTCTACGATGGTGTGTGGGTTAGTTTACTAAAAAAAGAACTTGTAGAAAATCCTGGCGACTATGTCATACCAGATGTAAGATTTTCAAATGAACAAAATATGATACGTGATATCGGTGGCCAAGTTTGGCAAGTTAGACGTGGTAATGTTCCACTATGGTGGGAAACTGCAATTAATTGTAATGAATCAAATTCAAGTGAAGAGTCGAATAATCCTATGAAGGTTGTTTTTCCTGAAGTACATGCAAGTGAATGGAAATGGGCAAGACGTGATGAGGAGTTCACAGTTACAATTGATAACAATGGGTCAATGGAAGATCTTAAACATCAGGTGTTAAGTCACCTCGATTCCAACCAAACTTTATCAACTCCTGATTACAGTTCAGGCATACCGTTTTCAGATTACGGTTGTTAACATTTTTTAAGTTACCGTCTATATAAAAAACAGTAACTTGACTTCTCATACTTGGTTTAAATCCGCAAGCCTCACATTTTCTTTTTACTTTATATCCACTATCTACCCACAATGGTTTAACAGGTTTGTGTAATTTTAAACACTGCTCGCATTTCTTTCTATAATACTTTTTATCATTTCTTATATAATTTATAGCTTTAGGACGTTGCCCGCATTGTTCACAAATAGCTCTCATGTGTGTATTTACCCATACCTTTAAAGGGATTCTGCAAAATAGGTTAATTATAGGGTGTGTGGATAAATAACAGTATATGAAATACCTTATAAAAGGAAAGAGAACATGGCACTTATATCACCAGGTGTAGAAGTTACAGTAATAGACGAAAGTAATTACACACCATCAACAGCAGGCACAGTAGCAGCAATAGTGATTGCAACTGCAGAGAATAAAACAAGTGGAACAGGTACAGGCACTGCAGCAGGAACTACTCCAGCAAATGCAGGCAAGACTTACTTAATTGGAAGTCAAAGAGAACTTACTGCTACATTTGGAAATCCAACATTTTATAACACAACTGCAGGTACTCCTATAAATGGATACGAGTTAAATGAATATGGATTAATGGCAGCTTACAGTTTACTAGGCGTAAGCAACAGAGCATACGTAACAAGAGCAGATATAGATCTAGCTCAACTAGCAAGTAGTACTAATCGTCCATTAGGAAATCCTACAAATAATACAGTATGGTGGGACGTAAGTGCAGATACACGTTGGGGAATTTTCGAATGGAACCAGAGTACAGGTGCATTTACAAATAAAATTCCTACAGTAATTACAAGCACAACTGACTTAGATACTGGTGTTCCAAAAACTTCAATTGGTGCTATAGGTGATTATGCACTAGTTGCTACAAATACAAGTAATCCTGTTTATTATAAAAACAGAAGCAATGCTTGGGTACTAGTAGGAAGTGCAAGTTGGCAAATAGCTCATGCTACTGTTGCAGGAACAATTGCAAGTCCAAGGTTTACAAACGGTGATAGTATAACAATTAACGGCACAACTGTAACAATGGTTGGTAGCACAGTTGCTGAATTAGCAACAAGTATAAACAATGCAAGTATTACAGGCGTTACTGCAGCAGTACACAGTAATAAAATTGAAATTTTTGCTAACAGTACTGCAGTAGGTGTAGACAGTGTTGCAGATGGTAAAATTGTACTAGCAAATGCAAGTGGAACAATTCTTACTGATGCAGGTTTAACTGCAGGAACTTATGCAAGACCATTAATTGCACAAGATCCACACTATACAGTTCCAGCATGGAAATCAACAGATACTACCCCACGTCCAACAGGCAGTGTTTGGGTAAAAACTACTTCAAGTAACTTAGGATTTTTAGCAGACGTAAGTGCATATAATACTGCAACTGCAGCATTTGTTTCAAGTACTGCACCAGCATATGAAAATGACCAAACTGCACTTAAGAATCTAGATACTACAGGTGGTAAAGATATTAGTACAGGAAGTTATTATGTACAATATGACGTTACAGAAAACGATACTGTTACATATAAATTGTTTCAAAGATATAGTACAGGCGCAACAAGTATTACTGGGTTAGTAAATAGTGCTACTCCATTAACTGCAAGTGAACAGTTTACAATACAGGCTAGTTCAGCAAACAGTACAACACTTAGCACTGCAGTTACAGTAACATTAAGTGGTACATCATTAGCAGATATGGCAAGTGATATAAATGCCGCAAATGTAAGTAATGTAAGTGCAAGTGTAGACACAGGTGGATACTTGGTAATTTCTCACAGTTTAGGCGGAGTGATAATTCTTAAAGATACATCAGGTACTCCTTTAACAGATGCAGGTATTACTACAAGTATTACAACAGGACAAGTCAGAGCAGGTAATAACAGTGATTTAATAGTAAGTAACTGGATTGCTCCTACATATACTGCAAGTACAAGTGCTCCAAGTGCAAATCCAGATGCAGATACATATTGGTATGCAGGCGGATTTGAAGCAGACATTATGATACATAATGGAACAACATGGCAAGGATACCAAAATATTACAGATACAAGAGGATTTGCATTAGGTGATACAGATCCAAACGGTGTAATTTTTAGTACTACTGCTCCTACACTACAAAGTGATGATAGTGTGCTAGTAAATGGTGATTTATGGATTGACACAAGTGACTTAGAAAATTATCCAGCACTTTACAGACGTCAGACTGTAGACGGTGAAGCAAAATGGGTTGCTATAGATAAGACAGATACTACAACTGAAAATGGAATAATTTTTGGTGATGCACGTTTTATGGGTGACGGCACAACAGATGTTGTCACTGGCACTATTCCAACCACAAAGACTTTACTGACAAGTGACTACTTAGATATTGATAGACCTGACCCTACTGTTTATCCACGTGGGATACTACTATTCAATACAAGACGTAGCACATATGGTGTAAAACAATTTAAATCAGATTACTTTAGTAGAACAAACTTTAGTAGCACTACATTATATCCTACACTTCCTACTGAAAAGGATGCATGGGTAACAAGTAGCGGAAGTACATTTGGACGTAAGGCAGTAAGAACAGTAGTTGTAAATGCAATGAAGAGTGCATTAGATGCTAGTGCAGAATTACGTGAAGATGCAAGAACATTTAATGTAATTGCGGCTCCTGGATACCCAGAGCTTATAAGCAACATGGTAAGTTTAAATAATGATAGACGTCAAACTGCTTTTGTTGTAGGCGATAGCCCAATGAGATTAGCTGCAACAAGTACTGCTATAGAAAACTGGGCAACAAATGCTGCAGCAGCTTCAGATAATAATGAAGATGGATTAGTAACAAGTGATCCATATTTGGCAGTGTTTTATCCTAGTGCAACAACAAACGATTTAAATAATAACACAATTGTTGTTCCAGCAAGTCATGCAATATTAAGAACAATTGCAAGAAGTGACGATATTAGTTTCCCTTGGTTTGCTCCTGCAGGCACAAGGCGTGGACTAGTAGACAATGTTGCAAGTATTGGATATATTAGTGCATCAACAGGTGCATTTATAAACGACAATATTCGTGAAAGTGTAAGAGATACACTATACACAAATAGAGTTAATCCAATAGCATTTTTCCAAGGTAGCGGAATACTAAACTATGGAAATAAAACAAGAGCTGTATCTACAAGTGCATTAGATCGTATTAACGTATCAAGATTAACAGGATATTTAAGACGACAATTACAGACAATTGCTACAGGCTTTGTATTTGAACCAAATGATAAAATAACAAGAGACGAAATAAAGCAACAGATTGAGCAAACACTTAATGATTTAGTTGCAAAGCGTGGTGTTTATGATTATTTGGTTGTATGTGATGACACAAATAATACATCAGATAGAATTGATCGTAATGAATTATATGTAGACGTTGCTATTGAACCTGTAAAATCAGCAGAGTTTATCTTTATTCCAATAAGATTAAAGAATACTGGTGAAATTGCAAGTGGAAACGTAGCAGCTTCAAGCACAGTTTAACAAAAATTAAAAAAATACAATGGGGGTTTATACCCCCATTTTTTATGACAAAAAACTGATAAATACTTTTATAATTAGATTAGGAGCAGAATGAAATGTCAGTTTCATCATTAACAAAGTTTACAGTACCTATTGACGGTGACCAGAGTGCGGCAAGCCAAGGCTTGTTAATGCCAAAACTAAAATATCGTTTTAGAGCGAGTTTTGAAAACTTTGGTGTAAGCACACCTAGAACTGAAATGACAAAACAAATAATGAATATAACTCGTCCTAGTGTTACATTTGAAGAGAACATAATTGATATTTACAACAGTAAAGTATACTTAGTAGGTAAACATACTTGGGAACAAATCACAGTAAACTTACGTGATGATGTAAACGGTTCAGTTTCAAAACTAGTAGGCGAGCAAGTACAGAAGCAATTTGATTTTATGGAACAATCAAGTGCAGCTTCAGGTATTGATTATAAGTTTATTACACGTTTTGAAATATTAGATGGTGGTAACGGTGCTAGTACTCCTAACGTTCTTGAAACTTGGGAACTATATGGTTGTTTTATAGCCAATGTAAACTACAATGATTTAGACTATGCATCACAAGAACCAGCAATGATTACTCTTAGTGTAAGATTTGACAATGCAGTTCAAACACCATTAGGTGATGGTATTGGTTCAAGTGTAGCAAGAACAGTTGGACAGGTTGTAACTGGCTAATAGGAGTTAGTTATACATGGCTAGTGTTAATCCACTTTTAAATGGAATGACCTCTGACAAGACGGTTAGAGATTATAAACACGCATCAAAAACTTTCGTAGACAATAACTATGAGTTACAACCAAAATACAGTAACTTATTCCATGTTGTATTTGAGTTTACCTCAGATGCTGCTACATTATTTGATACCATACAACAGTTAGAAATTCCAATTCTTGTTAAAAGTGCAGACTTGCCTTCTTATACACTAGATGTGCAAACCCATAATCAATACAATAGAAAAACACAAAGTCATCATAGTTTTCAATATCAGCCAGTGACAATACGATTTCATGATGATGCAAAAGAAAATATAAGAAACTTATGGCACAAATATTACATATATTATAATGCAGATCCTACTTATGATTTAGATGGAAACAGTTATACAACTTCAGATAAGTACGCAAACAGAACCCAACAACAATGGGGATTACAAAGAGGTAATAAAAGATTTTTTAAAAACATAAAAATCTATAGTATGCACAATCATAAATTTGGTGAGTATACTCTTGTAAATCCTATAATTACTGCTTTTAGTCATGATCAACATGCTTATGCTAACGGCGGGTTAATGGAAAACACAATGCAAATAGCATATGAAACGGTTAAGTATGCTACAGGTTTTGTCAATAATATTACGCCACGTGGGTTTGGTGATATACATTATGATGTAGAGGTAAGTGATTTAAGTGCAGATAATGCAGCTATTGGAGAAGATAACGCATTTATAGATGGTTCTATTAGAACAACAACAGGTGAACGTCCTAAAGATTTATTTCAGGGAAATGTAATTGGGACAATTACAGATGCAGATATAATCTTTAATCAATCACGTCTTAATACCCAAAATGTCATACAGGACACTATTGGTATTTTTGCTAACAATCTATTAACTGGCAAAAAGCCTAGTAGTAATATATTAGTACCAGTAACTGGTGCAGCAGAAAAACTTGTTAATGACCGTGTGGGGAGAATTGAGAATGGAATAATAGATTTTTTTAAAGGCGAAAATACAACTAGTACAAGACCTAATAATAGTGATATAGTGCCTACAAATGGTATAGTATTTTCTGAAGGACAAAATATTCAAACATATAGAAGTAACATTATAAATTCTAGCACATATGATATAGGTTTTGCAAATCAAGTTCCAAGAGCAGGCACAAAATCCAATGCAGCTAAAATTAGTGATATGAGAACTGTAGGTGAAAAAAGTAGTATTGTAAGTAAACCTTTAAGCAAATTAGTAGACGCAGGAACATAATATGGCACAGGATACAAATTTACCTCTAGTACAACCTGCAGATAATTTTGACCAAAGAGTACAGGATTATTTTACAAACTATTTTACAAATCAAATTAGTATGACCGATATGGAATATGAAGCTGCAAAAAGTTTTTTTGTAGCAAGAACTGCAAATACTGACGCTGCAGCAGCACTAACTGCTGCTACAATAGAAGCTGCCAACGAACTTAATGTAAACATTTTAGATATTATACAACAATTTGAAGGTGTTGCTGATTTAAAAAGTGCAGTTCCTACCTTTTTAAATTTAAGTAGACGCAGTTCTAGTTTATTAGGTTACGAACAAAATATTACTCCCAATGAAAACATAGCCAGACAAATAGAGGCTTAAAATGTTTAGCCGTAATAAATTTGCAAACGGCATATATGAAATGAAAAATCCACAAAAGTATAGTGGAAATAAATCTCCAAGATACAGAAGTGGATGGGAACATGCATTTATGCGTTTTTGTGATAATCATCCAAGCGTTGTAAATTGGGCAAGTGAAGCAATACAAATACCTTATCGTAATCCACTAACAGGAAAAGGTACAGTTTATGTACCTGACTTTGTTGTAATGTATCAAGATAAGAATGGTAAAAAACATGCTGAGCTTATAGAAGTAAAACCTAAATCACAAACAATACTTACAGAAAAAACTCGTAAACAAGAAAAACTTGCAATTGCTATTAACCATGCAAAGTGGGAAGCTGCTGCAAAATGGGCAAAGCATAAAGGTCTACGCTTTAGAGTTGTAACTGAAGAAGATATTTTTCACAACGGCAAACGTTAGTAAATAAGTACTAGTATTAATAACTAGGAACCCACATGACAAAAAAACTAGAAGAACTTTTTAATGTTGAAGTTAGCGAAGAAATGCCTTTGTCTAAAGAAGAAAGTGAAAAGACTGTAGACACTGTAACTGCAGACGATATTCCTGAATTACAAACTGCTATGGCAAATGTAGATAAAATAGATGCTGCTTTACCTAGTGTACGAGAGCTTGACTCTAGTGATAAAGAAATGGATGACATTGCAGACTTAGCAAAAGATACATTTAAGGATCTCATGGACTTGGGTATGAATGTAGAGGCACGTTTTAGTGGAGAAATATTTAACAATGCAAGTCGTATGTTGGATACTGCATTAAGTGCAAAACAACACAAAGTTAATAAAAAACTGCGTATGGTGGATTTGCAAATTAAGAAAGCAACATTAGATGCAAAACTTGCTAAACAAGCAAGAGACAATGGTGACGATTTAGAGGATGGACAAGGACATGCAATAGATCGTACACAATTATTACAGGAAATATTAGGACGTAATACACACAAAAAGGAATAAATACATACATATAAAAGGATCATAAAGATGAAAAGTTTTAAAAGTTACCTTGTAGAAAGTGAACAAACTTATAAGTTTCGCATTAAGATGGCCGAAAAAGGCGATGATGAAATAATGAATGCACTTGAAACTGCATTAGAAAAATATGAAGTTGCAAGTATTAGTAAACCTAAAAAGACACCTATACAAGAACACCCAATGGATTTCCAAACATTAAACAACGCTGAAGTGTTTATAATGGACGCAGAACTTAAATATCCAGTAACTGCTCATCAACTATATGAATATATTACTCAAACAGTTGGCGTGCCAGCAAGTCACTTAGTTGTTATTAACAGTGATCATCCAGAAGAGATTGCTCGTGAAGAAGCAATAAAAGAAGAAGGTGACGAGTATAGTGCAAAACTAGATGATCCAGATTACAAAGATGCAAAAGATGTTAAAGCAGAAGATAGTTTTGGTGACAAGTATAATGAAAATATGCTAAAAGGATTAGAAACCCGTAAATATGAGTTTGAAAAGGCAAAGTAATGAATGACTTATATAAAGCAATAGATTCTTTAAAAGATATTATAGCAGAAGAGGAATCTACTGTTAATGAAAAGATTGATTTAGAAACAGGTTATTATACTGGTACAAATATTACACCAACTAAATTACAGTTAGACCGTTTGAAGAAAAGAGGCCTGGTACCACAAGACTACCAACTTCCTAAAAGAGTTAGTAAAACAAATCCTAGTGCTAGACCGTTCATAGACTTTCTTAATAATTTAGGCAACAAAGTTAGTAAAAAAGGTGAAAAAATATTTCCTAAACGTATTGGAAAAGAACCTGATGTTTCACAAGGATCTACAATTGCAAAAGCACCAGCGGCTAAAGACAGTGATATTTCACAAGGATCTACTATATCTAAAACGCCAATGAAAAAAGGCAAAGTAAAAGCAACTGCCGCTAATACAAAAAATTATGACAGAACACTAGCTATACAAAAATATTTAATATCAAAAGGTGCTAAAATAGATGCAGATGGTATAATGGGTCCACAGACAAGAGCTGCAATGAAACAATTTGGACAACCAGGTGCAACACCAATTGCTAGACCTAAGACAACACCAAAGAGCGGTGGCCCAGATAAAAGATTTGCTACAGGTCCTGAATTAGATATGCCAGATACAATAGGCAAAGTAAATCCTTCAGCACCTTATAAAGACATTGATAAACTACGTGGACCTGGTAATAAAAATAGATTTACAGGTTTACCTATGGCACCTAACATGTATAAAAAAGATGCACAGGGCAACTATAGTATGGCTCAAGGCCCAAAGCAACCTGAGAAAAAAGTTGGCGATGATTTTATAAATCGAATTGCAAATTCTTTTGGAGACATATTTAAAGGCTCAGATAAAAAAGGTAATGCAGATCCACTTAAACTTGCTCAACCAAAAAGTGATAATACTACAAAAGTAGCAAATAGAAACATGATTAAACGCATCACTGGTGCAAACACATAAGGAAAGTAAAATGAATATGGACAATATGAGAGAATACTTAGATAAAATAATCTCATTGGAGCAAGAGCAACCAGTTGAAGAAGGCGCAGTCAAAGATATGATCCAAGACGTAGAAGAAGGCATGGGTAAAGAAGAGTTTGAGAAAAAGTATCCAGGTCAAAACTACGATGAGATTAGACAAGAAATTGAAGACAGAATGAATGAAGCAAAAAAAGCACCATTAACATCTGAACTATTACAAAAGGGATATGATCAAGTATATAATTTTGTAGGCGAATATGGTGATGCTGCTCTTGAGTATCTAGATGATAATGCTCCTACTTTTAATAACTTGTTTACCGAATATGATGGTGACTTAGATGTAATTGCAAGCAAGGTAGATATGACCACATTCAATCAAATAATGGATGAATTAAATGATGTTGCTTATGATTTAGAAGGTGGAGTTTTAGAATCAAAGGTTCAAGAAAATGATATTGAAATGGAAGAAGACTGTGGTTGTGAAGATGATGCAATGGTAAGTGTTCCAGTTCAAGAACTAGCTGATATACTACAATTAGCAGGTTATGAAAACTATGCAGACAAAATTGAAGAATACGCAAATGAGCCTGAAGAAGAGTACAGTGACA